TCAAGAAACAGCGACGGTTCATTGGTCGCAGCTTGTTCAGGATGTTATGCGACTACGGGCAACTATCGTTTCAAGAATGTCAAAGCCCCACGCGAGCACAATCGAGAAGACTGGAAGCGTGACGAATGGGTCGCAGACATGGTCGCAGAGCTAGATAACGATCGATACTTTCGATGGTTCGATAGCGGCGATATGTATGACATTCGATTGGCTCGAAAGATCCTAGAGGTTATGTCGCTGACGCCTTGGGTCAAGCATTGGTTACCGACACGCATGCACAAGTTTCCGAAGTTTCGAGAAGTGATCGACAACATGGAGATGTTTCCCAATGTGGTCATCCGTCGATCTTCTGACAGTATCACGGGCGAGACCATCGAAGGCGCGAACACGTCAACAATATCAACACTTGACAGTGTGCCAGAAGGTGCGGCAGTCTGTGGGGCCTACACGAGATCAGGCAAGTGCGGAACGTGTCGAGCGTGTTGGGACAAAAGCGTGTCAGTTGTATGCTATATCGGACACGGTAAGACAATGGAAAAGAATCAACGAAATATTATTGCGAGAGCGGCATGATCGAAAAAGAATTAAAGCTTTACAGTCTATGGAATAAGCAAGAGAATCCTAGAGCAAAGGCGGCTAGTTGGTTTAGATATAGAAGGGGCATCACTCATTGTAATCCTAACCGCTATGTACTAGTAAAAATACTATTGCCCGTTTTTAAAGCGTATGCGCGTAGTTATGTGCGGCGTGTAGAAAGGGGAGATAGTTCAGAAGAGGCGCTAAACTATGCGATAGCCAACGGGAGAGGGGCGTCTAACATTACGGCGGGCAATCTTTCTGTTGAGTTGGCTAATGATATTCTTGAATATTTTGTACAGAACGGACACGTTGAAATTCTTGAAGCTAAACTGAAAGATTCACTCGCTTTGATACGCGATCAATTAGAGGACGATAAAACATGAGTTTACAAAGAGACGTTGAGATGTATATCGAGGGACTGGAATCACCTGCTAATGCGTGGGGAGTCCATCACATAAAGGTAGGCAACATGGACGTAGAGAGTCATTCATTCCTTCACTACATGGTGAAGAGATACGGCACAGACGCGGTCGAGAATGCACTAGACGACAGACTATCGGGAGGCGACGAATAATGATGCCCTATCCGTTTGACTGTCCATTGTGTGACGGTAGATACTGGCGAGAGGATTCCGTCATGTATGACGAAGCATACGACGACAGCGTGTGCCACCATTGTTACGATGAGTTACAAGCAGAGAGGCGTGACATGGCTTTTGCAGAGAAAGGAGATGTTTAGTTATGGAGTTAGGTTATATATTGTTTTTTCTATTCGCAGGTGTGATCATTACAGCATGGCTAACGATAGATGATGAGGACTTTGACAAGAAGTTTGAGCGCCATCGCAAGTCTAGATTCGAAGACGAGGAGATCTAAAAATGTTTGAGGCATGGCAACCTTGGTGGGATTGTCTGTTACTGATAGTCCCTTACTTATTATTTGTTTGTATGACGCAAAGGAAAGAAGACAAGCCACGAGGAGCGACACGAAGATGATTAAGGGAATCGTAGTAAAACAGAAAAGCGTGTATGGCGAAGATAAAATCTATCCCGTATGCGAACACGCACAGATGCTTGCAGAGTTAGCAGGCACAAAGACATTCACGCCAAGGGCTATCAAGCTTATAAAAAATATGGGCATTGATATTCTACTAGAAGAACTTAAACCAGCACACAGGTATATCTAATGATTGGCATCGACATACAGTATCAGATACACACACGAGATATCAGCGATCCCTTTTGGGAAAACATCTTTCAATTTACAGACCTTGGGGAGGCAAAGGCAATGCTTTACAGGCTAAAGAGTTTAAACAACGGCCTCGAGTACAAAATTCAAAAGGTAATTACGGAGGACATACTTTGAAGTACATTCGATATCACATGTCACACAAAGAGATTGCACGAGAGCTAGGGGTCAGTAGGGCTACAGTCCAACAGATCGAGAAAAGCGCCTTGTGGAAACTTAAAAAGTCTGGCAAGCTAAGGGCATTCTTAGAAGCTACAGAAGACTTTGAAACAGACAAGCGTAATGGCTCATTATCAGATATATTTTTCTAATGGAGAACAAAACTATGAATTACTATCAGGAAGAAGACAAGCGCAATGCCTTAAGAAACTTGGCTGATACTGTTGAGACCTACAAGAAATTGATCGAAGACTTCGAGGACTTGAAGTTTGATTCAGTCTTAGTAGCCCTCGACAATCTCGAAGACTGCTGTAAGGACACAAAGAAAGAGGTAGATACTTGCGTCCATCGAGTCCTTGTGACCATGAACGTGGACGTTATTGTCGATGTGTTGGCAGCAGTCGATGAAGACGAAGACCTAATCCTTGACGCGGCAGACGCAGAGGCGTACAATAAGCTTGCTTCAGGCGACTATCAGAACGAAGCAACCGACGATAGAAGTATCCTTACACAATTTTCAGGAGACGAAAGCAATGATACTACAGTATGAATACGATTTACTAGAACACGAGTTAGTTGTAGATATAACTGTCGGTTATGAATACGACAAAATTGAAAAGCGGATCTACCTAAACTCAGCAAAACTTCTGAACATCACAGAGATCATAGATCTTTTGACAGAAGAACAGAAGAACGAGATAGTTGACTACATGATAGACAACTATGCTTTCGAAGAATCTTACCCAGAGGAGTAATAAAATGAAAATGTTACGAGCTTATTTGATACTTGCAATCTTAGCTTCGCCAGCGTTTGCGTTGGCTTTCATTAACTACATCATGATCTAAAGGAGAAATACATGAAGACCAATAGCAGTATTCTAATTGGTTTAGTTGTGCTGTTGGGGGCTGGCTGTGTGACCTCAGAACTTGAGGGAGACTGCTTAGAGTACAAGAATATACCAATAATAGTAACTGAATGCACAAGACCGACAGCATACGGACAAAGGTATTGTGTAGACCAACTAACATCTAAACCTTTTTGTGTGAGGAGTACAGGCAATGCTGATAAATGAAGTATCAATCTATGAGGTCACAGGTGGAGACTATTCTGTTTACTGCCAAGGCTACACGCAGGCAAGGACTGTGACCAATGACATCATGAAGCGTGACCCTTGGGGTGGCATACCCTTTGTTATTCGTAAGAATTTCGAATACACGCTAGACGATAAGGGTAATGTGGTCATGACAAAACACATGTTAGATAAGATCCTATTCTTAGCAAGCGATGAGCTACCGGAGAGTGAGGGATGAACATGAAGCAACCAGAGAACGACCACACAAAGATGTTTGGTAACGACGGGCCTGTTGGTAACGACGCGGAGATAATCGTGTATTACGAATACAATGGGCCAGCTGAACCAGTTCTACGCATTCCCTTTTGGTACTACAAAGAAGAGCTAGGAATGTTTGAACACTTTGAAGCATCAGTACACAGGGCAGCGAAGGCTTTAAAAGAGTCTTATACATACTGGCCTGAAGGATATATTCACGTTCAGACAATCATCAATGATGAATATGTAAACATGATATAGGGAAACATGATGGAAACACTTGACAACAAGAAAGTAACAGTGGATGATCTAGTTTGGATGCACATTTTTAATAATCCTTATCCTGATTACACAGCAATTGCTAAAGGTTTAGAGGGTTTAAATTTGACTCCAGCTGAGGTATTCTATATACTTCATTCAATACGTGAAGGAGACTATACATGTCCATAGATGATGCGAGTCCAGAACAATGGGATGCAATCAAACACCTTAACAGTCTGTCGATTAGGAAAGACCCTGATCCAGTGACGAAGCCTGATCACTACAACAAGGGGGCTGTCGAAGCCATTGAAGCTATCAAAGCTTCGATGCCTGAGAATGAGTTCAGAGGCTACCTGAAAGGTAATGCGTTGAAGTATCTGTGGCGATATGACTACAAGGGTAAGCCGATTGAAGACCTCAGAAAATGTAAGTGGTATGTTGATAGACTTATCCAAGAAGTAAACCAATAGGAGGTGCGATGTGTGATGATACACTATCTGATGATGAATTGCTAGATGATGTTTTAGCGAGGGCTTTCGTGATGATGCTTGGAGTTCACATGCCATCAAAAGAAAGTTTGACATTTATGAAAGAGTGGGTTATAATGAATTCTCAGTATAATGGTATTGAAATTACTGAAGAATATATTTTAAGACAAATACCTGATTTTATTACATATTTATATAGGAGATAATCTAATGGCAGTGATTGAAGGCAAAGCATACTGGTCTTTTGTTACTACACCTAACACAAAGTTTACACCAGCGTACTCAGTTAATCTTGTTGTTGATGATTCAACGGCTGATTCATTTCGTGGCCGTGGCTTCACAGTCAAGGACATGGAAGAAGGCCCTGCGTTGATCATCAAGCGTAAGGTCGATGGTAAAGACGGCATGGTTCGTCAAGCGCCTAAGCTCTTTGACAAAAGCAAACGAGAGATTGATGTGAATGTTGGTAATGGTTCACACGTTAAGGTCCAGTACAAGGAGTGGGACACTAAGTGGAACGGGCAAGTATTCAAGGGTTTGGATTTCCAAGCAATGCAAGTCCTTGATCTTGTAGAATATAACTCACCAGACGGTTCTGAGTTTGACATCGAAGACGGAGACGGAGACGAAATTTAATGTCTAATGTTATTTACACACACAACGATACGTCTTATGACGTAACTCTCTTGTCTGCTGAAGGACAGAAAGCTTTTCAGCTTTTGGTAACAGCAGAACAAGACGTGCGATCTCTCGAAGATCGTATGGTTATTGCACAAGCAGCAGCAGTTGCTCTGCACTCTAAGGTTCAAGAGTACTTGACCGAAGACGCTGTTTTCATTGAGGAAGCCGAAGTCGTAGAGGACTAACATGGCATTTAAAAAAACTCACATCCCCTGCCCTGAGTGTGGGGGATCTGATCCCGCAGCGATGAACGACGATGGCTCCATCAAATGTTTTAGCTGCGGTGTTTTCATCCCAAGCAATAAGCTTGATAACGTCACTCCAATATCATCGAGGCAGTCTATGGACGACGGTGAATATTACGCCCTAACAGACAGAGGAATCAGTCTGGCAACGGCTAAGAAATACGGAGTTAAATCCACAAAGAATTCAAAAGGTCAGATAGTCGAGCATGTTTACCCATACTATTCTGGCAGCGAGCGAGTAGGATCAAAGACTCGCAAGCCTGATAAGAACTTTACATGGCAAGGCGAATCTAGGAATGTTGGTCTCTTCGGCCAGCAGCTATTTCAAAGTGGTGGTAAGTACGTAACCATTGTTGAAGGTGAAGTAGATGCCATGTCAGCCTATGAACTCATGGGTTCACAGTGGCCTGTTGTGTCTATTCGCAATGGCGCACAGTCTGCTGATCGTGATGTGAAGGAGAACCTAGAGTTTTTAGAGTCCTTCGATAACATCATCATTAACTTTGACAATGACAAGGTGGGGGAAGAGGCTGCTCGAAAGGTAGCCAAACTATTGCGTCCCGGCAAAGCAAAGATCATGTCACTACCCGTCGATTACAAAGACGCCAATGACATGTTACGCGGTTCGCAACACAAAGCCTACGTCCAGTACTGGTGGAACTCCAAGTTATACACACCCTCTGGAGTCTTGAACGTATCTGAGAACGTAGAAAACTACCTCACTCGCACACGAAAAGACTCAGTGCCTTTCCCTTGGGCAGGGCTGAACGAAAAATTAGAAGGTCTTCGTGCGGGTGAATTAGTTACATTGACGGGTGGCACAGGGCTTGGAAAATCAAGTGTCACCCGTGAGCTAGAACACTGGCTGATTAAAAAGACTAGAGATAATGTGGGCGTTATGGCCCTTGAGGAAAACTGGCAGAGAACTATCGACGGTATTCTATCCATCGAAGCCGACGCCAGACTACACCTCGACAGTGTTCGTAATCTTTTTGATCAAGACGACCTTCGCCAGATACACCACCAGATGTTTGGCGGAGAGAATAAGGATCGTGTTTGGGTATACGGACACCTTGGCATGAACGACCTCGAAAGTGTTTTCAGTAAGCTTCGTTATATGATCATAGGCTGCGACTGTAAGTGGATAGTTCTTGATCACCTTCACATGCTCGTGTTGCTTTCTGATGACCCTGATGAGCGTAAGGCTATTGACATGATCATGCACAGGCTTCGAACTCTTGTTGAAGAGACAGGCTGTGGAATGATTCTAGTCTCTCACCTTCGACGCACACAGGGTGATAGAGGCCACGAGAACGGCATTGAAACTGCACTGAATCATTTACGTGGCTCTCAATCGATAGCACAATTGAGTGATTGCGTGATAAGCTTAGAGCGTAATCAGCAGGCAGACGATCCTGTGGTTGCTTCAACAACCAAGGTACGTGTACTCAAGTCTAGGTATACGGGAGATGTTGGCCTAGCCACACACCTTCACTATGACTTAGACAGCGGACGCCTTTCTGAAATATCTGTTGATGATCTTCAAGGCTTAGACGGAGATGAAATATGACAAGCTATGTTTTTGATATTGAAGCCAATGGACTAGATCCTACTGAGGTCTTTTGTATTGTTGCAATGGACACAGTAACTAAAACGTTCTATGAGTTTGGTCCAGACCAACTAGCTGAAGGAGTCAAACTGCTCGAAGAGTCTAAAGAACTTATCGGTCACAACATCCTTGGATACGACATACCTGTAGTCAAGAAACTTCTTGGCTCTAATCTTGATGATGGCAGTCGGTTCATTGTAGATACTCTTGTGTTGTCTCGACTGTTTAACCCAACACGAGAAGGTGGTCACGGCCTCGAAGGATGGGGCTACAGGCTACGACACAAGAAGATCGAGTTCGAAGATTTTGAAAGCTTTTCGCCGGAGATGATGGCATATTGCAGACAAGACGTGTCACTAAACCACAAGGTCTATCAGCATCTTGCGCGTATCGAAGCAGCGGGATTTAGTAAAGATGCTGTTGCTTTAGAGCATTCTGTGTATCGAGTCATGCAGGCACAGCGAGATCGTGGGTTCTTGTTAGATGAACAACATGCCATGAGTTTACTAGCTGAACTAAACGAAAACATTTCACAGGCTGAGAAGCTTGTTCACAAAACTTTCAGACCACGAGAAACACAGATGACCCTTGTTCCTCTCATGACAAAGGCTGGTAAGGTTTCTAAGATGGCACAACTTAAAGGCGAAACCAAGAAGGTCAGGTTGTCAGATGAGGAGTATGAAAAGGCGAGCGCGAATCCGAACGAGCATCTTGTTCGTTGTGATTCTGAACCTTTTAACCTTGGTTCTAGGAAACAAATTGGAGAATATCTCGTGGAGTTTGGCTGGAAGCCTACAAAATTTACGCCTACGGGACAGCCAATTGTTGATGAAAAAGTCCTGTCAAAGATAAAGGACATCCCTGAAGCTGCAGTTATTGCTAAGTATCTTATGCTTCAAAAGCGCATTGCTCAAATAACTTCGTGGTTTAAGGTAGTAGAAGATGATGGGCGAGTCCGTGGGTTCGTTAATACTAACGGCGCAGTGACTGGACGTATGACACACAGTCATCCAAACATGGCGCAAGTTCCTAGTACTGGAAGTCCTTATGGTAAAGAGTGCCGCCAGTGTTGGACGGTGATGGATGGGTATAAACTTGTGGGCATAGACGCCAGCGGCTTGGAGCTAAGGATGCTGGCACACTATATGAACGATGAGGGATTTACTTATGAGCTTCTCAACGGAGACATACACACAGCAAATCAAATGGCTGCGGGACTTGAATCAAGAAATCAGGCAAAAACTTTCATCTATGCACTCTTGTACGGAGCAGGAGATGCAAAGCTTGGAACGGTGGTCGGAGGAAACGCAGACGATGGTGGACGACTTAGACAATCTTTCTTCGATAATCTCCCTGCATTTAAAGTTCTTAAAGACAGAGTTGCAAGAGCGGCGAAGCGTGGCTACCTCAAGGGGCTAGACGGACGCAAGTTGTTTGTACGTTCTGAACACGCTGCACTCAACACACTACTTCAAGGAGCAGGCGCAATCGTCATGAAGAAAGCGCTTGTGTTATTGAATGATAAGATGTCTGGTATGGACGCACACTTCGTAGCTAATGTGCATGATGAGTGGCAGATCGAAGCACTCGAAGATGTCTCTCAACGTGTAGGTGAGTTAGGTGTTGAGGCCATTGAACAATCAGGACTAGAGTTTAATTTACGTTGTGGGTTAACAGGAGAATACAATGTCGGAAATAACTGGGCTGACACGCACTAAGCTTAATCATATAGAGTTCGAAAAGGCCAAAGAGCTTGCTGAGAATTTGGGACGCATAAAAAATTCTATTACTAAAGGGCAAGGAAATGTTGCTGGGTTTAGTGGCGAACTAATGGTAGCTAAGTTTTTAGGCGTTGATCTATCACATACCAAGAACTATGACATGATTTATAATGGTTTGAGGGTAGATGTAAAAACTAAACGAACTAACTATCCTCCTAAGCCTAGCTATGAATGTTCAATAGCAAAGACAAGTCTCCATCAAGACTGTGACCTTTATGTTTTTGTAAGAGTGCTACCCTCACTTAACGAAGGCTGGATTCTTGGTTACAAACCACAGAGCGAATATTTTAAAGAGGCAAAGTTTTGGAAGAAAGGAGAGATAGATCCTTCCAATAACTGGAAAGTTTCCGTAGACTGTTACAATCTAGCTATATCAAAACTAGATCCTCTTGGAAAATTAAGGAGCCTATAGTGCCAAAAGAAATAACAGACCCTTCACGCCTTGGAGACATGGCAGAACATTACGTTACTACTTGGTTGTGGGATGAGGGCTATGAAGTCTTTCGGAACACGGGCTGCACTGGTGCAATAGATATTATTGCTGTGAAGAATGGAACTCCTATCTTCATAGATGTAAAATCTAAGAACTCTAATAACTCTTGGGGTCATAAGCGAACCGAAGAGCAGAAGAAACTTAGAGTCCAAGTAGTTGAATTCAACGCAAGAAACCGAAGATGTCGGTTCGTGGATCATACAGAATGGAAAGTTTAAATACAGTAGTACAAGATATCTATGCAAGGCTCGAAGGTCTTTCCAACGGAGAGGCCCTTGAGATAAATGAAGAAGAACTAGATCAGACCATGTTGCGTATGAAGGAAAGCATCCTAACTTGGTCTAAGCCTAGAGAGTCTTCAAAAGAATTCACGTTAAGGATGTCAAACGTGGGACGGCCTCTTCGCCAGCTGTGGTATGACAATAAAAATGTAAGCGAACCTTCTGTTATAAGTGCGCCAACACAGATCAAGTTTCTTTATGGACACATTCTCGAAGAAATTGTTTTGATGTTAGTCCGACTATCTGGTCACGAGGTTTCATCAGAGCAAAAAGAAATTAGTGTATCAGGCATCAAAGGCCACATGGACTGTAAGATTAATGGGCAAGTAGTCGATGTCAAGTCTGCTTCTCGTTATTCATTTAAGAAATTTGTCGATGGCTCTTTGGCTGAGAACGATCCCTTCGGCTATCTACCACAGCTTGCTGGCTACGAGGCTGCAGAGAACACAGACAACGGCGGCTTCCTTGTTATCAACAAAGAGAGCGGCGAGTTGTGCTTGTTTCAGCCTGAAGATTTAGAAAAGCCTAACATCGAACAAAAAATTAAAGACGTTCGTAAGGCTTTAAGTCTTGACACACCTCCAGATCGATGTTATAATACTATTTCTGACGGTAAAAAAGGCAACATGAAATTACCCTCAGGATGCTCATACTGTCCCTATAAATTTGAATGCTATGCAGACGCTAACGATGGTCAAGGTCTTCGGTCTTTCGCTTACGCTAGTGGCCCTGTGTACTTTACGAAGGTTGTATCAGAACCTCGCGTAGAAGAAATCTTATGAACCAAAGGAAGATAAAAAGAATAAACAAACAGGTAGGAATTATACTTGTTGCTTGGCTTAGAACATTAGTATCGGAAGAAGAAGCTAAACAAATCACTACTAATAATTACAAAGAACTCTTGCCCGATCAAACTCATGTCTATGCCAACAACAAGTTTTTTCTAAGTACCTTTTCACCTCGATGGGTTAGGAAGAAACTGAAGCAGTTAGTGGTTATGTATCCTGAAAGACCTATTGAGTCCTTTACACTAAGCGACATACAATCAGTGATGAATTCATGGAAGATGAAGACTTTGGAGACTTAGTTCCACTTGAAGCAATTATAATGGGCTTTGCAATACATATTTCAAGTGGTAATGAAATAGATACTGTAGATGACGAAGCCCTTTACAATCTTCATGAAGCTGTGTGTCTTGAGATAGAAAAAAGATAGGCAGTACTACATTGACATCACCTAAAATAAGAAGAGGCTTTAGAAAAAAAAGAGTCCCGCGTCCGGTTGAGAAAGACTTAGAGCCGGGCTACGATTCTCATTGGGAGTACAAGCTGCACTCAGGCCCTCTATCCGAATGGGATATCCATACAACAAAGAT